TTCTGACGGCGTTTCTGATGGACCGCACGCCAATGGTCGATCTGGATTCCTGGGATCGAGAGTATGTGTGGCCAGCGCAGTATCTGAGCCAGAAGCTGCATCTGGTGATCAGTGAGCGGATGCGCAGCTGCATCGAGCTGCAGGCGTGGCTTAAGGCCGTCTCTAAGGCCTGCATGAAGCAACAGCAACGGATTCGGTTCCACACGCCGATGGGGTTCCCTGTGAGCCTTGGAGTCGAGCAGGAGAAGCGCACCAAGATCGCGACGACGATCAACGGAACCAAGCGTTGGCAGACCACTGACACCGTGATCATTCCCGGTGAACTCAGCGCCAGGGCCACCAACAGAGGAATCATGGCGAACGTGATCCACGCATTCGATGGTTCGTTGTGTGATGCAGTTGTGATGAGGATGCACGGTGTCGGAAAACAGGTGATCACGAACCACGATTGCTTCGCTGCACTGCCCAGCAACGCCTCCCTGTTACATCGTCTGCTGCATCAGGAGCTGCGGGAACACTTCAAGCCAGACTGGCTGACAGAGATCCACCGAGAAGCCAGCAGCAATAGTGGAATTGAGCTGCCGCTGCCACCGCATGTGAACAGTTTGTGCGAGGGAAATATCGGTCACAACCCTTACTGTTACTCATAGTCTCAAAATGGTCGCGGTAGATTCATTGACAGCTCGGACCTAGGCCTGCAAACTCGATCTGCACATCACCAATGCAGATCAAAAATGGCTACCTGGCAATCACCAACTGTCTATACGCCGCCGATGTTTGCGTCGTATCCTCACCTTGCGGAACCTGTTGGAGGGACCGGGGAGCGCGACTGCGAGCCTGATAAGAAAAATTGGCGGCTCGTCGTCATCGGTGATCAGGGCGACGATCAGGTTCAGGCGCTTTTCAGCCAGATCAAGGGCTTTATGAAAGAAGCTCACGGCCCTGACGTTGGCCCTGGCAAGAACGCCAAGCCAAAGATTGGCAGGAATGGGATGCCGATGCGTCCTGAAATGAAAGAGAACGACAACGGCGAGTTAGTGCAGACCGGTCGTTTCACGATGAATGTGAAAAGAGCGCTGATCCATGGAGGCAGCAAGAAAGAGCAGGGCGGCCCGTTGATCGTCGATTCACAGGGCAGTCCATGGGACAGGTCGATTTTGATTGGCAACGGTTCGGTCGTCAGGGTGAAGCTGCACTTCTGGGCATGGGATCGAACAAGAGAAAGAGAAGGCGTTGGCCTGTCTGCTGAGCTGCACGCTGTTCAGGTGATTGAGCACGTTCCTTATGAAGGCGGCGGCGCTCCTGTTTCCGCTGACGGTTTTGGCGTTGTCGAAGGTGGTGCAATTGCACCGAAGGTTGAACAGGACGATTTCCAGAACCTGCCGCAGGATGACTTCAGCCAAAAGCTGAGACAGGCAGCAGAAGAAACCGAAGCGGCCAGTGCTGGTTACACCGACGACGAGTCGTTCTGATGCCGGCGATGGTGCACCAGCGGTTCATGCTGCATGTTCCACTGATGTCAAAGGCCCGTCCGCGGGCTTTCAGCGGGCAGAAAACTCCCTACATGCCTGCGACATATAAGAAGTGGAAGTCACTGGTTCGTGCCCAGCTGGCCGAGTGGTGGACCGATCCGCCGCTGCAGAAGATCGAAGTCGTCACGTTCAAATTCTTTGGCCCAGCCAGGGGCGATCTCGACAATTTGATGGGTGCTGTTCTCGACTGCGGCAACAAATTGATTTGGGAGGACGATCGTGTCTCGATCATTTCGAAGCTGCAGGGCGAGCACGAAAAGGCCAAAACCAACGAACAAAAAATTGAAATCAGACTCTGGTATCTCCCATGAACTGTCCCCATTGCGGACACGAAAAGAGTCGTGTCCTTGAAACAAGAGGTGATCGCAGGGTCCGCCAATGCGGCAAATGCCTGAAGGATTACTCGACTCAAGAGTGTCTGGCTGCCTACGCGGGCAAGAAAGCCGGTTGGATCCACCAGGCACCAGAAGCCGAGGAGGCGCCACCAGCGCCAAAAAAGAAGCGGGTTCAGAAGTACCACCCAGCAGTAGCAATTGGTTCAATGGCTCAGGAGAACCCTGAGCTCACCCAGCTGTTGCTGACGTGGTGGAACGAGGCTCGCTGGTCAAAACATCCCGGAGCCACATGGACCCAAAGCGCTTGGGAATCCACTGTTCGCAGGGTTTTGGCCATGGAGCCTGGCAAGGCCATGAAGCTGGCGGCCCGTGGCGTTGAAACCGGATGGCAGACCCTTCAGGAGAAATACCTAGAGGGTGAAGCCAGCACGGATGACGGCACTGTGACGCCCACGAATCCTGCAATGCGTGCAGCGCTCGAAGCATGGAACTGACGCCTGAGACGTTCCTGGCTGGTATCCAGATGATCCAGCAGCAACTGCGCATCAAGCGAGACGATCACTGGTCAACAGCGGTCTGCAAGCTCAAATACGCCAGTTTTCGCAGTGAGTTTCCTGAGGTCAACGATCCTCAGTTCTTCTGGGCCTGCGAGCAGTGGATCCAGCAATTCTCTGCCAAGGAGTTCGCCACGATGCCGACGTGGCGTGAGCTGATGGTGCCGCTTTACGCCTGCGAAAACGGCCAGGCCAATCGGTCCTGGGGGTTCAAGCGTGAGCTGCCGGCATCAGTTGCGCCGACAGAACAGCAGAAAGCATTGCTGCCAGCAGAGGTCAAATCCATTGCCGGTGCTGCCGATCCTCATAACGCTGCGGCGTATCAGGTGGTGATCACTCCACGGATCAAGGAACAGCATTTGCTACCCGAGATCCCGATGAGCAGAGATGAGCTGACTCCAGAGCAATGGGCGGCGTATCTCCGCGAACTCGAAAAGGAGATCAATGGATTCTCTGATTGACCCGAGGTCTCTCCAGGGAATTCTTGAGAGAGGCCTGATCACCGGCAAGTGGTCAATTGCGCAATTCAACCGCACTGACTATTGGCACGAAATTAAACCCAAAAAAACCAAACAACACATTCTTCCGAGCAGTGAATTCCTTCAAACCAACCCACAATTCCTTGACCAGAATTTCAGGGATTTATCCGCATACAAGAGAGCAAACCATCGCCGCGTTGTCTAAGTTCAAAAAGAAAGGCCCAGTTGATATCGACATCAGCACGATTGAGGCCTACATCCACTATGCCAGTGATGAATATGACAAGGCCTTCAGAGAAGACAATTCCTACAACCAGGCCTGGTGGGACGGGGCTTTGGCCATGGCACGCTGGATTCAGGAGGCTGACGGACAGTGAACTATCTTCTCTATGACACAGGATTTTTCGCTTATCGTTTTGCTGCCGGGAACAGCGAAGATTTTGATTTTGGCAACGGTTGGTTTATCCATGGCTGCAATCATGACAATGCGCTCAATGACTACATCTGCCACACGCAGGAATTGCTCGAAGCGTTCCCTGGATACTCTATTTTTCTCGTCAAAGGAGACAAGAGAACATTCAGGCATGATCTCTGGCCGGACTACAAGAAAAACAGAAGAGATCGCCGAGCTCCTGCGGGTTATGCGATCTTCCTTGAGAGTCTGATCGAGTATTCAAAACGGCAAGGCTGGCTATGCGGTCATTTCCATAACGTCGAAGACGACGACGTTTTGGGAATCTGCAGCAGCGACAACACCGTGATCGTTTCAGGTGACAAGGATCTGCTCACTATTCCCGGCAGGCACTATCGCGACGGCGAGGTTGTCACTGTCACTGAGGCTCAGGCCGACGCGCAGTTTTTTAAGCAAGCGTTGATGGGGGATGCCACTGATGGCTTTCCCGGCTGCAAAGGAATTGGCGAGAACAACAAGATTTTTCGCAGCAAGGAATGGGTCACGGCAGAGACACCCGCTGAGTATTGGGTGCAGGTTCGTTATCAATACGAGAAAGCAGGATTCGATGAGCTTCATGCCATCACGATGGCCAGATTGGCCCGGATCCTGAGGCCAGGTGAATACGACCTGAACGCAGGTACTCCTCACCTATGGGAACCACCGGTAACCTGAGATCATCTCTATCTATGTATGAGCGATTACTTCCCGCCAATTGATGAGCGATTGGTGGCTGCACTAGCGGCAAAGTTCCCTAGTCAGTCTCCATCGCTTGATACACCAGAGCGTCAGGTCTGGTTTGATGCGGGTGCTGCTCATGTTGTTGAGTGGCTCACTCTCAGACTGGAAGAGCAGAATGAGATGAACTTGGAGGGCATCTAAATGTGTTTTGGCGGCGGTGGGGGAGGCGGCACCATCAACATGCCTGACACCGGTGCATATGACCGGATGTTGGATCGTCAGATTGCTGCGATGGAATCAGAGCGGGATGGCGTTGTCCAGCTAAAGCAGGCTGAATTGCAGACAGCTCAGCAGGCGCAGCAGCAAGCGTTGACGCAACTGAACGATTACAGGACAGACAGGGCTGAGGAATTTGCCTCTGTGGAGGCTGAAGCTCGCCGTCTGATGAACATTGTCGGTGCGCCTCCCCCGGAGGAGTCCGCCAAGGCGCCAGTCGTTGGCGACAGTCGCCGTTCTTCCAGCAGGAAGAGGGGCAAGCGTGGGCTACGGATTGGCCGTAGCAGCGCAAGTTCTTCCGGTTATGGCACCGGTCTCAACATCACCTGAGGTTCACCATGTGTTTCGGAGCACCAGCAGCACCTGAAATTGTTTATTCAGGTCCAAGCCAAGAGGACATTGATCGCAACACTGCATCGCTCAACGAGTATGAGCAGAAGGTGGCGGATCAGCAGGCCAACTTCTCTGCGCAGTTGGCACAGCAAATCACTGCAGCAGAAGAGGAGACGGCACGGATCCAGGCCAGATATGACGAGGAGCTGGCTGCCGCTGCCGCAGATGCTGATGCTGCCGGGTCAATGGAGAACAACAACGTCTATGCCGTCACGGCAGCGCAAACACCGGTGAGTGGGGCCGAGACGACAACGGCAATCAAGAAAAAGAAAAAGCCCAATAGCTCACTGAAGATTGCCATCGGTGGCACGCAAAACCAGGCCGGTTCCGGCCTCAACATTGGAGTTTGATCATGTGCACTGGTGATGGCGGCCAAGCTGCTGCAGAACGCGAGCAACGACGCCAGGAAGAGCTGGCAAGGTCACGTCAAAACGAGCTGAATCGTATTGCTGCAGAACGTCAGGCGATTACTGCAAGCCAGCAGGCAAGACGTGATGAGCTGTTAGCTACTGCCTCTGCGCAGGAGGCTGCGGCTAAGGCCGAGTCTGAACAGGCGTTGGCTGAGTTTGAGGGTGAGCGAGCTGTACTCAAGCAGCAGGCTGAAGCAAAGACTCGCGCAGGTCAGGCAGCTGGCCAATCGCTGCGAGTGCTTGCAATGAATCAAGGCAGGCAGCAAGGCAGGTCGGCAACGATCAGCAAGCGTCGTAACCCTCGCCGTGGTGCTCGTCAAACCACAGCATCGCTGCGTCTTGGTTCAACCGCGAGCCGCGGCGGCTCAGGATCCAACCTCTCTATCTGACCATGAAGAGCGCTCAATCGATTTACGACTCCCTCCAATCTGAGAGGAATTACTGGCTCGATCGAGCGCGGCGGTCAGCAAGTCTGACGATCCCGTATCTAATCCCGATCTCCAACACTCCAACGATGGAGAACGTGGATGCGTTTCGGCTGCCATGGAACGGGATCGGGCAGAGAGGAACCAACAGCCTCTGCGCGAAGCTGTTGATGGCAATTCTTCCGCCGACTGAGGCGTTTTTCCGTTTCACCTTGGATCCGGTGGAGATGGAGAAGCAGGAACTTCAGATGGCAGAAGCCGGCATGGCGCCGGAAGAGATTGCATCAGCCAAGTCTGAAATTGAGCTGTCGCTGAACAAGCTGGAGCTGTCGATTCTGCGCAGCATTGAAACCAGTAATGACCGGGTGATGGTGCATGAAGCACTGATGCACCTTGTCGTCGGTGGCAACTGCCTGATGCACATCGCTGAGGATGGCTTGCGGGTCTATCCGCTCAATCAGTATGTGCTGTTGCGTGATCCGATCGGAGAGCCACTGGTTGCTGTCATCAAAGAAACGATGGCGATTGATCAGCTGCCGGCGAGCATTCGCAATGAGCTGAGTAAAGACAAGGATGAATATGGTCAGCTGCTGGACACGAATGATCCACTGCCGACCGGCGAGCCGAATAAAGCGGTTGATATTTACACCTGCGTGAAGTGGGAGGGTGAAAGCGTTGAGTGGTTCCAAGAGATCAATAAGCAGGAGATTGAAGGCACTAGGGGTTCATCTAAGAAATCAGTATCGCCGTGGTTGCCGCTCAGGATGGCCAGCTATCAGGCAAGCAGCTATGGGCCTGGCTATATCGAGTCAGCTGCTATCGCTGATTTACAAACAGCAGAAGCACTGTCGCAAGCTGTTGCTGAATGTGCACTGGTTAGCGCTCAGGTAAAGCATCTTGTGAAGCCAGCTGGTGTAACCAATGCCAAGAATTTGGCGGAGGCACCGAACGGCGCCTATTTGCCGGGAAATCCAGAGGATGTCTACACCGTCAGGACCGACAAGGGATCCGACGTTGGTGTTGCTTACACAGCATTGCAACGTATTGAGCAACGCTTGGCAGCGACATTCATGCTCTCTGAAATGCGTGACGCTGAGCGCGTTACTGCCGAAGAAGTCCGAATTAGTACACTCGCTACGGAGCAATCCCTCGGGAACGTGTATGCAATTCTGACCAGTGAATTTCAAGCCCCATACATCAGAAGGCGCCTTGATCTCTACATGAAGAAAGGCGGAATGCAGAAGCTGCCTGAGGGTCTTGTGCAGCCAATGGTCAGCGTCGGCTTGGCTGGTGTCGGTCGCGGCAATGATCTTGAAAAGACGGCTCGATTCATCAACATCCTCCAGCAATCAATAGGCCCTGAGGGTATGGCTCAATACCTGAATAACAGTGAGCTCATTAAGCGGTTGGCAAGTTCAATGGGTATAAGTCCGTTAGGCTTGGTGAAGTCAGAGCAGCAAATTGCAGCTGAAATGCAACAAGCTCAGCAGCAAGCAATGCAGCAACAACTGATGGCTAATCCTCAGGGAGTCGCAGCAGCTGCTCAGACCGTCCAAGAAATGAACACACCACCTGAAGAAAATGGCTGACCTGATTCCACAGCAAGCAATTCCCGTTGGTTTTGATCCACAGTTTGAAGGCGCAGAGGGGATGATTGCCCCTGGCCAGGAAGAGCTGGCCAAGCAGCTGATGGGCGAACCTGAGGAAGGGATTCCTGCTGTCCAGACAGATCCTGGTGAGGATTTGATTGGCGGCAAGTTCCGTTCACAGGATGACCTGCTGAAGGCGTATCAGGAGCTGGAGAAAAAGCAGAGCCAGGCGTCCGGTCCTAACTCTGCTGAGCCCTCGCAACCTCAGGCTTACACAGCTGAGCAGGCTGTCCAGGTCTACGGCGACGACATCGTGAATGCTGTCGGAGAGGCCGGACTAAACATGGCTGATTTGATGTGGCAGGCCGATAACGGCGGTGACATCAGCCAGCATTACGACGCACTGGCGGAAGCCGTTGGCGTTCCCCGTCAGGTTGTCGAGAACTACGTCTCCAAGGCTCAGGCAGGTGATGGCGAGCAAGTTGAATTAAGCGATGCCGATCAGACGGAGATCGTCAATGAGATTGGCGGGTGGGATGAGTTCAACCGGTTGAGCCAATGGGCTAAGGACGGCGGCGGCCTGACTCAGGCAGAGCTGGATGATTACAACGCTGTTGCCAATAGCGGCAATAAAGCTGCAGTGCGCTGGGCGTTGAAAGCGATCCAGGCCAAGAACGCAAAACCTGCAGCGTCAGAGCCAAAGTTGATTCGTGGTCAAGCACCAGCAGAAACGCAGCGCAGGTTTAACAGCAAGTCAGAGGTGCTGGAAGCCATGAACAAGCGGAACAGCAAAGGTCAACGCTTGTATGACGTTGACACCGCATATCAGCAGAAGTTTGCTGAGCTGATGAACAATTCAGACGTGTTTGGTTAAATTGATCGCAGGTGTTCTGCACATCTGCAACTGATCGGCCCCTGCGGGGATAACCGAGAGGATTGAGAAAGCTGCGTTACCTAACCGCAAACTTCAATCAATTCTTCCGTCATGGCTGACGCTGATCTCAAACGAGTAGGTCAAATTAAGGGCACCGGTGGCTCATGGGCCGCTGGTGCTACTGCTCAAGATGGCTTCAAAGCCCTGTTCCTCAAGCTGGGTTCTGCAGAGGTGCTGAGCGCCTTTGAGGAATACTGCTGCATGAAGGGCAAGGTGAAGGAAAGGAACATCCGTGGAGGCAAATCCATGGCGTTCCCCATCACCGGTAAGCAAGAGGCTGAATTGCGGCCCGCATTCGCGTAAGCGAACTGCGATAACAGGGTGAATTGTCTGGGACCCCTCCATCTTTGGGGAATCAGCAGCCAAGCCAGATCACAATCTGGAAGGTTCAACGACTAGATCCCGAGAGGAAACTCAGTAACGGATCCACGAGTGCCCTGCACCCAACCAGTTATTAACTAGGGGGTGAAGATATAGTCTGACCTTGCGGGATGGTAAACCGTAAGAACCGAAGGATAAAGAGCCTTCGGGATAACATTTGGCATACCACCAGCCCGGCACAGAAATCAACGGAGGAACCAACGATCCTTCCGCGATCAATGAGCGCGTTCTCAACCTTGATTCCCTGATGGTGGCAGACGCCGCGATCGCGGAAGTTGATGAGCTCATGGCTTATTGGCCAGCACGCCAAGAGATCACTCGTGAACTCGGTCGTGCATTGGCTTATGAGTATGACCGCAGAGCCTTGCGCATTGTTTATGCCGCTTCAGTAAACACAACTGAACCGCTGAACAAGACCATCAACACTGGCCGTATCGGTACTTCCGTCACCCTCGGAACCGACTACACCGGTGCTTCTGCAACTCGTCAAGAAAAGGGCGATGCGCTTGTGAACGCTATCTTCGATTGCAGAATCGAGATGGAAAAGAAGGACGTTCCTGTTGACTCAGGAATGTATGCAGTCTTCGGCCCTGAGGATTACTACGCCATCACCCAATCTTCCAGAGCTATCAATGCTGATTTCGCTGGTGGATATGGCGCAAACGGCACGATTGCAGATGGCAAGACCCTGCAAATTGCAGGCATTCCCATCCTGCGTTCAAACCACGTCACTCAAGCTGACTACTCGCTAGTCGCCGGGGACAATAATTCCGAATACGCACAAGACCTGAGCAAGTGCAAAGGACTTGTGTTCCACGGTGATTGCATGGGTGTCCTGTCACTGCTCTCCCCTGCACTGCAGGTGACCAGCGGCGACTGGAATGTTTCTCACCAGTCCACATTGCTTGTGGCTCGTCAGAGCATCGGCATGGGAGTTCTCCGTGCTGAGTGTGCTGCCAACATCAGCATCACCTGAACTACTCTCCAATTGGAGAAAGTGGATCTGCGGGTCAGCTACGGCTGGCCCCTTTTTTTGGCTCCCCTAACATGAGCACAGCACCTGTGCACATTAGAAATGGGTTCGTCCATGCAGTCAGCCACTCCGGGGCGCACGACGCTGCTGGATGCAACAAACGTCCTGTTGCGCAATATCGGTGAGATGCCGGTCAATTCGCTCGAAGACGAGCAGGTCCAAGACGCACGAATTGCTGAGCAGACCCTGCTTGAGTTTCACAAGGAAGGACAGACCCGTGGATGGTCGTGGAACCGTGAGGCCAAATACCCATTTGATCGTGATGCGACCACTGGCGAGGTTGATGTTCCAGCGTCAACGATGACCTGGCTGGTGGATCCGTATCACGACAATGGCCGTTACGTGCTGAGGGGCACCAGGGTCTACGACAAGAAAAACCGCACGTTCAAGATTGACGCCAACGATGCACCGATTGAGGCGGATGTGATCTGGCTGCTGTCGTGGGATGAATGCCCAGAGGCTTACAACCGATGGACAACGATCAGATCAGCGCGGGTGTTTTCGACTCGGATGCTGGGATCAGATTCCGTCACCAACTACACGGCAGTTGATGAGCAAGCGGCATTGACCGAGTTGATGCGATTGGAGATGGAACAGTCGCAGCCAAACTCGCTGACAGGCGGCCCATTCTCTGGCCCAATGCCGACTTACAGCGCTGAGCAGGGCCTGCGTCGTTCAATGTTTGGAGGCAGCTACGTTGGCTAATCTTGTCAGCTACACAATCCCTAGCCTAATTCAGGGTGTAAGCAATCAACCTGACGCACAAAGGGATCCCAGCCAGGCATCAATACAAATTAATGGTGTCAGTTCGATTGCTGAAGGGCTGAGGAAAAGAGATCAGACAAATGTGCTTGCCAGGGTCAGCTCGAATCCCTTTGGCGATGCTTTTGTCCATTCCATCTTAAGAGACACGACAGAGGAATACCTGTCGGTGATCACGAATAGTGGCATTCAGGTTTTTGATTTAGATGGAACAGAGATAACAGTTGAAGAAGATGGCAGTTCCTTCAATTATTTGAGTTCAGTCACTGACGCACGCAGGCAATTGCGAGCGGTGACAATTGCAGATTTCACGTTTATCTGCAATCTCAATACCAGCACGGCAATGAAGACGGACATTGCTCCTGCTAATGCCAGGCCAGAACCGCATGAATGCTTGATCTGGATTCGCGCCGCGAACTACGGCCAGACATACACCGTCAACGTCAATGGCAATCAAGTTCAGGTGACAACGCCTGTTGCGCCTGTTGTTACCAGTGGAAGCACGGTAACAGAAAACAGGATTAGTTCTGAGGATATTGCAGATGCAATTATCACAGGACTAGGCACTGCTGGCCTGACTGGTTACGACTTAGATCAGCAGGGTTCAGTGATCTGGATTCGTGGCGCAAACCCGATAACGGTTGAGGTTTCTGACGCTCGATCTAACGCAGACATTACTGCAATCTTGAATTCAGTACAGACATTTACTGAACTTCCGACGATTGCACCAATTGGCTATCAGGTCACAATTGAAGGTGATCCTGGCAATCAATTTGACACCTATTACGTTGAATTCCAACCGCGTGGTTCGGATGTCAAGAATCCATCAACTCCACCTGAGTTTGGTGAAGGTTCATGGCTGGAAACTGTTAGTCCTGGTGTTGAGTATCTGATCGATCCAGATACCATGCCGCACCTGCTTATTCGTAAAAGTAATGGTGAGTTCTGGTTCGGCCCCGCCAACGGTCAGGTCGTAGCCAACATTCCTAATAACGTGCCGTCCTGGGGCGAGCGCACCTGCGGCGATTTTGATACAGCCCCGGATCCCAGCTTCATTGGGAATCCAATCAATGACGTTTTTATCTACAAGAACCGACTTGGTTTCTTGGCTGACGAAAACATCATCCTTAGCCAGAACCGAGAATTTTTCAAATTCTTCCCTGACACGACCACGACAGTTCTGGATACAGATCCGATTGATCTGGTTGCCAGTAATAACAGGGTTTCGATCCTGCGATATGCCGTTCCTTATCAGGACGAACTGATCCTTTTCAGTGCGCAGTATCAGTTCAGGTTCAACGCGGCGGAAACTGTTTTGACGCCAAAAACGGCTCAGCTGACTGTGCTGACCCAATACGAGGTGGATGTGAACCTGCGGCCACAACAGGTGGGTGGCGGAATCATTTTTGCGCAGGAGAACGGCGAGTGGTCACAGATGCGCGAATTCAGCGTGAGGGGAGCCGGCACCGCGCTAACTGCCGACGCGACCGATCTGACCGGATACGTCTCCAGCTATGTGCCGGCAGAGCTTTTTAAGTTGGCGGTCAACGACACCGGCAATGCGCTGTTTGCCATTAGCGGCCGGAACGTCACGGGCGGAACTGATTACAGAAACAGGATTTACGTCTACAAGTTTTTCTTGCGCAATCAGGGCAGCGGTGTCGAGAGAGCGCAATCCAGCTGGAGCCATTTTGAGCTGACCGGTGCTGATCAGATCCTCCAGGTGCTTTGCGTTGAGGAGATGCTTTATCTGCTGGTGCAATACGGCAATGAGGTTTATCTGGAACAGATGTCGGTGATGGACCGCCAGGCAGAAACTGCCAGCGCTGCACCGTATCCAATGTTGTTGGATCGACGAGTCACGAACACAGCCCACACTCCAGTAAGTGTTCGCATGGCGGCTGCGACTTACAACCAACAAACGAACACTTCTACGTTCACCGTGCCTTACACGATGACGGCACGAACGCAGATCTGGTCCATGTGGAACTTGGCCGATCCAACGGCGACAGGTCCAGTGTTTATTGGTGAGGCTGAAAGCGGCACCACGATCACGGCAAGGGGTGACTGGTCATCGACTGATTGCGTGTGTGGTGAGCCGTTTGAGTTCCGCTATCGATTTACCAAATTCAAGATGGTGAAAGACATCGGTGGCGGCAGAACTGCGGTCAATTCGATGCGAACGCAGATCAGGACAGCCAAGCTCAGATATCACGAGACCGGGTTCTTCAAGGTCATGGTGATGCCTGAATACAGGGCTACGGGCGAATACATCTATGACGGCACGGTTGCAGGTGTGCGAAATGCTGCGATTGGCAGGCCAGACATCTCGCACGGTGAAGACACTGCTCGATTCTTTGAAGGTGTTTTTTCTGTGCCGATTTACGGGCAAGGTGACCAGATCTTTGTTGAAATCAGAAGTGATCAACCCATGCCTTGTAAGTTCTCGACATGCGAATGGATTGCACTTGTGACAGGAAGAGCACAGGCTCTGCAATGAAATGGGCGGACGCAACTGAAGAGGCTGCACTTCACATTGCGATCCACCTAAGAGAGGAAGACAAAGCAGAAGTTTGGTTGAGTCACGGCCTTACACCCACTGAGGCCGTGATGTGGAGCTGGTCTGAGAGTGATATATGCCGCTGCATCGCTTCAGCGGATGGCGAACCATTGGCTCTGACGGGCCTAGTTCGGAATAGGATCTGGCTACTCGGCACTGAAAAGTTGACCGCCACACGCGAGAGACGTTTGCAACTGTGCAAAGAAGGGAGAGAATGGGTTGAGACGTGCATTGAGCGAGCTGGGATGGCCATCGGCAATGACGTTTATGCGAAGAACACTCGCAGCATCCGCTGGCTAAAACATCTCGGGTTTGAGGTGGCAACTCCTAGGCCAATGGGTCCGAGCGCTGAGTTGTTCTCTGAGTTTTGGAGGGCTGCTTAATGGTTGCACCGTTGGCCATGGGGTTGATCAGTGGTGGCATTAACGCCGCCACTGGGGTGCTTGGTGCGTTTGGCCAGCAGGCTGCTGCACGCCAGAGATACGCCGATGATCTTGCCTTTCAAACCGCCAATAACAGGTTTGCTGCTTGGCAGGCAGGGTTTAACGCCAAGGTTCAGGACGCTAATAAGGAGCACCAGTTTTGGAAGGAAACGGTCAACTACAACCAGCAGCGATCGTTCGTTAATTCGCAGCGCAATGTCGATCTGTTGCGTGAAGCTGATCAGGCTCAGGTTGTTTTTCAAAATCGAGCATCTGCCGGAGCTGCCTATGCAGACGACAGTGCTGCTCTGAGTGATCAGCTGGCTGAAGCAGAAATGGCTTCAGCGGTCGCTCAGCAGCAATACACCTGGAGAGCGCTGTCAGCACGGGCATCGGTGCAAGCGTTGAATCAAGAAGGGAATTCTGTTGAGCGAATTGTCAACAACTATGCGTTTCAGCTAGGTGATCAGCTGTCGCTTGCGGCGATTGAGTCCGACCTGAGGGAGAGGCAATACGACAGAGCGCAGGCAGGGCAGGTTGCTCAATACCTGAACAGATGGAACAGCCAGACGTTCTATGAAGGTCAGCAATTCATGGATCCATTGGCGCCATTTGCGCCGCTGCCAACGCTGATCACGCCACCGCCACCGACCAGAACAGGGGCACCACCGAGCAACGCAGCATTTGCGATGAATGTTGCCACTGGATTGCTGGGTGGCGTCAGCGCTGGTTTCAGCACTTACAACTCAATGAGTCGGTTGCAAACGCCTAGCAGCAGGATCGGCCCTGGCACTCCAGGTGGCCGTCTGGGCGGAAATGTTCTGGGTCAAATCAGTAATTACATGGACAGCTGATGGAACGTCTTTTTAACAATCAGATCCGGCCACAAGCGCAGCCGATCAGTTCATTCGTTCAGCCTCAGCAGTTCAGGCGAGCCAATGCGGCACAGCCGGCGTTGCTTGGCAATGTCAGCACGATCGTCCAGGCGCAACAGCAGAGCCAAGGATCGGTCGCTGGTTTCAATCAAATGGAACAGCTGACCAATGCGTTGAAACCTTTCAGCAAAGAGCTGACGAAAGGACTCAATCGTGGCTTCACGATGTATGCCACAAGCAACATCGAAGCTGGATATTACGAGGAAGCAAGGAACCAAGCTGAGCGAGCTCGGCTGCAGATGCAGCTCAATCAAGAGAAGGGGGCCGAGGAAGCAGCGGCATTGCAGACCCAGCTGGCGAAAATAGATCCAGTGGGTGCAAGCCTGCTGAGTGAGGCGAATCCTTGGAAAGCGATTGGCCGTCGCCGTGCCCTGGCTCAGCAAGCAGCTGGTCAAGTTGCGACAGAGTTGCAAGGCGATCTTGTCAATAATGCGTCAGAGCTGTCTGGAATTAAGCCTGGGAGCCAAGAGCTTGGCGACCGCAAGATGCGGCTAACGCAGCAGGTCTATCAGCGGTTTGGCTTGACTGGTAACGAGCTCGAAGCGAATTATTATGTGACGCCTGAGGTCAACAGGCAGTGGGATAAATACACGCAAACGCAGAGCAAGTTGTATGACACTGAGCTGCTGGATTCAACCATACGGTTGACAGGCCAAGCGGCAGCAACTTCTGTGAAAGGTGTTGTCACTAATGGCGTGTTGACGCCGATTGGTGTCATTACCCCTGACAACGCTGATTGGGCAGGATTGGCAGGATTGCAGATCAGCAATGAAATCGATAAATCCTTGAGCCTTCTGGGTGGCGAAGACAGGATTAAAGCGATTGAAAAAATCAAACAGCAGCTGGCTTACCTTGCGGCGACTGGTGGTCCACGGTATCGGCAGGCTATTGAAAATATCCGCTGGGGCCGAAGGGTTGTTGATGCTGAAGGCAAAGACGATCTCAGTAAGCGGCCGACTTGGCTGGAATCTAGGCCTTATGACTTGGCTGATTATACAAAGAAAGCGCTTGAGACTAAAAACGCTCTCTACAACGAACAGCAGCAGTCTTTGGAAAGCCAGTTTGAACAGGATCTTGAGAAGGCGACTGCAGGATTGGTTGAAAATTCTCCCGAATGGTATGACGCAGTTCGCGCTGTTGACGAGAGGTATGAACAAGAAGGCCTGCGAAACCGTGCGCAGAAACTAAGTTCTTGGATTGACAATGAAGAGGCAATTGCAGCAGACGTTGGCGTTGATCTGCGCGGCCCTGTTGATGCCGAGGATGTCCAGGAAATTGAGGATTACATTGACGGCTTAACGATAGAACAGCTTGAAGATAAGGACGCGATGAAAGATTTTGACAATAGGTTAGTTGGTTATGTCGAAAGGGTTGTTGGCGCTAAGAATCGCAAAACTGAAAGAGCAAGGCTGAGAAAGCTGATTCAAGACAGAATCGATGTGCTCAACAGTTCCCCGACAGGTGTAACGAGTGAGATCAATAACTATGTGAAATCAGATTTACTTGATCCTGCAATTGCGGCGCTGAAGCCAAGCAGAAACAATCTGAATGGGCGAATGGTTTATAGAAAAGGCCAGTCGGACGCCACGGCTCAGCGATACAAGGCTTTTGAAAACACTGTTCGTGGTTTGTATCAGCGTGAATACCAGAATCAGCTAAACATTTGGCGTGCTCAAAATGAAGGGATTGATACGCCGAACCTGCAAGACAAGGCTGACCTTATTAAAAACACTGCTACAGCAGTTCGCAGCAGCGATTCATTCAAACAAGCCAGAGATATTGCGCTTGGAAAGCTGCAGCCAGATGGGACTCCAAAGCCACCGCCGCCACCAGCGGGCAATAGAAATCTGAATGAAGGGCCGATCCCAGCGAAAGCAGCTGGCACTGTTACTGCAGGGCAGGCCCGCGAATACAGGACTAAGCCAATCATGGATGGCCGCTGGGTTCGTAGTGAATACACCAACTACGCCAACACCAGGAAGACCAGCCCACAGCTGAATGGACTTGCCAAAAAGGCTGGTGTTGCCCCGTTGCGGTTCTTGATTGAACAGCTGAATCAATATCCAGGGCTCGACCCACAGGGCGCAGTTCGCGATGCACTGCTGAAAGATCTGAACAAGGACAAGCAGAGTTCGACGCCTGCAGTTTCGTATGGGAACGAATTAGCTCGGTTGCCGAATTTTGAGCAAGGCCCTGCGCAAGGTGAAAACACCCCGATCAAGTGGTATCCGCAAGGCGGACCAGATTCGCTCCGAGGTTTTTACGGACCAGAAAAGGCTTCGCGTTCGTATGGAAACGAATTAGCTCGGTTGCCTGGTGGTGTGTCAGGCCCAGCTCAAGGCCCATACACACCTATCAGAAACGATGGCAGCGGAAACATGCCTGACGGCAGAGAACCCGGCGTTCCTGTGCCATTGCCGATGAGAGTTCAGCGCTCACCTGGCTCATGGCTGACCGCAATGGTGATGCCCGTTCTCACCCCTAACGCCTAGACCCATGCAACCTCTTTTTGCCATTCCTGAGATCGACGAGGAGACCGCTTACGAGCCGGTCAAAGTTGCTTATCCAGAGAGTCCACGGGGTCCTGGCGGGCTGCCGCCTGATCTGACGGATGTTCTGCGAACAAACGTCGGCAATCAGCTTGGCCCGATTCCACAGGAGCAGCTGAATCAGATGACTCCAAGTCAGCTGCGTGCGCTGAAAAACCAGCGGTTTGAAGATGCTGCCGGCTGGGGCAGGCCACTGGCTCAACTCTTTAATGCGGTGACATCACCAGCAGTGGGCGAGGGAATGATCCTTGGCATCCCAAACGCATTGGCGCAGCTGGGCCGAAACACAGTTGATGCTTTGGTGGGCCTGCCCAGCGAGTCAGAGAGCGCTGAGTTCGGCATTGAATACACACCAACACCGCAGATTCCTAGAGACGCACTGGCTGGTATCAACCCACTGAGAGAAGGCGACCCTGCTGATACACCAGCTGATCAATACGGCTACGAGATCGGCGCTGAGTCAGCAGCTGAACTCGCTGGTTTCGCTACTGGTTCAGGATTGCTGCGTCGATTGCCGCAGGCAGCCAGGCTTGCCAATGCCATCAGGCAAACCAGAACGGTTAAGAGCCTGGCGGTTGCTGGCAGTCAGAACAGAACGATTCGACGTGGCATCAACCTTGCTCGCTTTGGTGGAGAGGCGCTGTTTGATAACGCCTTATCGCAGATCTATTCAGATCCGTCGTTTGGCAATGCTGCTGACCTGACTTCAGTTGTGGGAATTTCCAACCCACTGCAAACAAACGAGAACGACGATTACTGGGAAGCGCAGGTCAAAAAGCTGACTGCGGACACATTGTTCATTTTCAAGCTGGCTGGCGGTGCTCAGGCAATCCCGGCAGTCCGTCGTCTGGCTGATGGCGATATGGCGTTTGGCTTGGAAGAGCTGGCCCGTGTTGAGCTTGAGCCGTATGTGCCAAGAAAGATCACGCAGCCTCAGCTGCCACCGGCTTCATCTGTTGATCAGCAGTTTGATTCAGCTATTGATCGCACTACCTCTGCACAGTTGCAGGCACAGCAGGTAGCGCAGCAGCAGGAACGCATCAACACGATGTTCCCTGGACTGCGGGAACTGAATAGCGACCAGCTGGCCATCGACATTACGTCGGTTGGCGGCACCGGCACCGGCAACAGACTTAGCAGGGTCGAGACGCCTGAAGGTGAGGTTGTCCCTGGCGGCCCGGAATTTGAATTCAAACAACGTCCAAGGCAGGGCGCACTTGATTTGGGTGAATTCGGTGATGCACCGGATCCACGACCAGAGATCTCCACGTATCTGGCAGAGCTCGATGAGCTGGATGATGCAGGGCTGCGGCGTGTTGTGGCCAACGTCAACCAAGACGAGAGATTGATTGCCCGGCAGCGATTGCTTGAAGATGCAGAAGCTCGCGCAATTGCAGCTGAAGAAAAGATCTTTGAGGTGGGTGACCGTCTTGACTTGCCTGAAGGAGACAAGCGCAAGCTGACTGAAAAAGGCTCTAAGCGAATCCTGAACAAGGCGAACAAAGAGCTTGAGCTAGCACGAATTGAAGCAAGCAATATTTCGGCGGAACCATTCACTCCTGCCAGCGTTGGCGATCAGCTGGCAATGGAGTTGCAACCAGTGCGTCTAGGCCAGCTTGATCTGGACCTTGACCCCAAAGCAAAGGTTGAGAGTCCTGAGATTCAGCTGCCCAGCCTGGAGAAGTTTGAATTCGATGAGGCCACCGGGACGTGGCGACCGAAGAAAGCTGATGGCGGCTATCCCAGCCTGGAGGCGTATCGCGAAGACATCTCCGGCTGGAACCGTGATCTGCTCAGAGGGATGGCATCACCAGACAACAGCCCGCAGATCGCTGCACTGGTGAAGGCAAGGACTGGCCGCCGGGTGTGGGCTGCCAAGAAACAGGACATCGTTGATGCGCTGGTTGAGTATGCCGGCCGCACCAAGCGATACGCCGTTGACCCTGGCAGGCAGTTGGAGATTCCTGGTCAGCAGGGACAGTTGC